CAATTCCATCAAATAGAGAACAGCATAAAGATTGGTGTCTTAGACAGCTAGGGCATCCTGTTATTAATATCAATGTTGATGATGATCAAGTTGATGATTGTGTGGATGCTTCTTTACAATACTTCCAAGACTTTCACTTTGATGGAGTTGAGCGTTGGTATCTAAAGCATGAACTCACTGCTGAAGATATTAGTAATGGATATGTACCAATTACAGACAACATCATTGGCGTAACCAGAATATTTCCAATTTCATCTACCAATGCATCGGTTAATATGTTTGACTTGCGTTATCAGTTGCGTCTCCATGAACTCTACGATTTTACCAGCACCTCTTATGTTAATTATGTCCTAACACAACAGCATATTAGAACACTAGATATGATGTTCTCTGGTGAGCAACCAATTCGATTCAATCGCCATACAAACAAACTTTACCTTGATATGAATTGGGCAATGAATCAACCAGGAGAATGGTTGATTATTGAGGGATTTATTATAATTAATCCTGCTACATATACCGATGTTTGGAATGATCGAATGTTAAAGCGTTTAACAACGGCTTACATCAAGCGCGTTTGGGGTAATAATATGAAGAAGTTTGGCGGAATGCAGCTTCCAGGTGGTGTTACTATGAATGGTCAACAAATCTATGATGAAGCAACGACAGAAATTAATGAGATTGAACAGTTGATCCGCGATACCTACGAAGAACCACCTCAGTTTATAATGGGGTAATCAATGGCAACCTCAGTATACTTCAACAATTTTTCTCCATCTGTTATCAATGAGAATATGCTCCTTGAAGACTTGATTGTGGAATCAATTCAGATTATGGGTCATGATATCAAGTATCTTCCAAGAGAAGTATACGATCAGGCTGACGATGTTCTTGGAGAAAGCGTCAATTCTAAGTTTACCCGCGCGTACGGTATTGAAATGTATCTGGCCAACGTTGAAGGTTACGAAGGCGACGGAGATTTCTTCTCTAAGTTTGGATTGGAAATTCGTGATACTTCTAACTTTGTTGTTTCGCGCAGATCATTTGAAAAATATGTTCCTTCTAATGTAGCTACAAGGCCACGCGAAGGCGACTTGATCTATGTTCCTCTACTTGCAAAGATTTTTGAAATAAAGTTTGTTGAAGAAGAACTCCTATTCTTCTCACTGGGTAAGAGAAATCCATATATATACGAATTGCGTTGTGAAGTATTCCGCTTTAGCAATGAAGATTTTGAAACAGGCGATCAAGTTATTGATGATATTGAACACGCAGCATCATATACTGTTAGCTTGACTTTAGGCAATGGTTCAGGCAATTACTACCAAGACGAAGTTGTATATCAAGGAGCAAATCTTGCTTATGCAACGGCAAAAGCAGAATCTAAACATTGGATTCCATCAACAAAAGTTCTTGAAGTCATTAATGTTAAGGGCGAGTTTACAGCAAATGCTAACGTTATAGGCACTCAATCAAATACAAGATACAGATTAACAAGCTCAGATACTTTAGCGGATTTGGTAGATTATGATGATTCCGATAATCGTATTATTCAAACCGAAGCTGATACGTTTATTGACTTGTCTGAAATCAATCCATTTGGAGTACCGTAATGTTAAGTAATGCTTATTTTTATCACCAACTAACACGAAAGTACGTTATTCTTTTTGGTAATATGTTCAACAACATCACTATCAAAAGAGTTAATAAAAACAATGGAGTTGAGATAGAAAGATTTAAAGTTCCAATTGTTTATGCTCCAAAAGAAAAGTATTACGCACGTTTAAGAGCCGATCCGGACTTAAGCAGACCTGTTCAGGTTATTTTACCACGTATGTCTTTTGAGTTGACTAACTTTGCATATGATGCATCAAGAAAGCAGAACTCTCTTCTAAGATCAGGAGTTGCTGCCAACACAGCTACAAGAGGCGCAACACAATATATGGGTGTTCCTTATGATCTATCATTTGATCTTCAAATCTATGCTAGAAATGTGGACGATGGCACTCACATCATAGAACAGATTATACCATATTTCAATCCTGATTACACAGTTACAGTGGAAACTATTCCAGCACTTGGATTTAAGAAAGATGTTCCTATCATTTTGAACAGCGTTTCGAACTTGATTGAGCATGAAGGAAACTTTGACTCCGTACGTTATGTTTCATGGACTCTTAATTTTACCATGAAAGCTAACTACTACGGTCCAGTTCAATTGCCAAAGATTATTCGTAAAGTTCTTGCTAACATCTATAATGATGAAAGCTTAAAAGCTGGTAATATAGTTAGAGTGAATGTGACTCAGCCAGCAGCAAATGGCAACTTTAAGCTTGATGATATTGTATTCCAAGGTTCAAACTACAATACAGCAAATGCTTATGGTTATGTGTTGGAATGGGATAAGAATAATCTAAGACTTGTTTTAGGTGGCGCACAAGGACAGTTCGTTGTTGGTAATACTATTAGAGGTGCTTCAACAAATGCTGTTAGTATAATAGCCAGCTTTGATATCAATCCTCTCAAATTGGTTGAAATCAAGATTGAACCAGATCCTATAGATGCGGAACCAACAGAAGATTTTGGATACGATATAACTATAACAGAGTGGCCTGAAACAGAATGAAGAATAATGATTCATTAAGTGAAGCTCTTGGTATTGAAAACGCAGTAGAGATTATACCTCCACAGCAACCACAGCCGATTTTCAATACTCCACATGAAGAAGATGATATCAAAGCCGACTACAATCTGTCGCGCAGAACATTCCGTGATCTTATCAACAAAGGTAATGATGCAATGGAAAGTTTAACTGATCTTGCGAAAGAGTCGGAATCTCCACGCGCGTATGAAGTTCTAGCAACCATGATGAGAACCGTTGCTGATACTACCAAAGACCTATACGATCTACAGAAGAAGACTAAAGAGTTGAGTGGCCAAAAGAAAGATGATCCTACTGTAAATGTAGATAAAGCCATTTTTGTTGGCACTACAGCAGACCTCCTTAAGCAGATAAAAGAGAATAAGCAGAGTGACCAAAGGGTATAACAATAACCCAAATCTTCCGCGTGAAGATTTTAGACATGCTTACACTCAAAAAGAAATGGATGAGTTCATAAAGTGTGCGGATGATCCTGTATACTTTGCCATGACTTATATGAAAATCGTCAATGTTGATCATGGTCTCATGCCATTTGATATGTGGGATTTCCAGCAAGACATGCTTATGAAGTTCCACACCAACCGCTTCTCTATCTGTAAGCTTCCGCGTCAGGTTGGTAAGACCACAACATCTGTTGCTTATTTGTTACACTATATCCTCTTCAACGAGAATGTTAATGTGGCTGTTCTGGCCAACAAATCAGCAATGGCGCGCGAAATCTTAGGTCGTCTTCAACTCTCTTTTGAATATCTGCCTCGCTTTCTACAGCAAGGTGTAAAAGAATGGAACAAAGGTTCTATTGAATTGGCTAATGGATCACGCATCATGGCCGATTCTACCTCAGGTAGCTCTGTTCGTGGTCGAGCATTCAACATCGTATTCTTGGACGAGTTCGCGTTCGTTCCAAACAATATTGCCGAAGCATTTTTTATGTCTACATATCCTACGATTTCTTCTGGTCAAAGTACTAAGGTCATCATCGTGTCTACGCCAAACGGACTTAATCAGTTCTATCGCATGTGGACAGAAGCAATTGAAAAGCGCAGCGATTATGTTCCCATCGAAATTCACTGGAGCATGGTGCCTGGAAGAACAGAAGAATGGAAAGAGCAGACAATCCGTAACACCAGCCCTGACCAGTTCCGCCAAGAGTTTGAGTGTGAATTCATCGGTTCTACCAATACTCTTATCCATCCAGCAAAGCTCCGTTCTCTTGTCTGGCACAATCCAGTTCGTTCTGAGGGGCATCTTGATATCTACAAAGAACCGCAGCCAAATAGAACCTATACCATGTGCGTGGATGTGGCGGAAGGGCAAGGGCTGGACTACTCTACCTTCTCAATCTTTGACGTTACCGAGATACCTTATAGACAGGTTGCTAAGTATAGAAACAATAAGATATCACCATTCTTGTTCCCTACCATAATTGTCCAAGCCGCCCAGCAATACAATGATGCATTTGTACTGGTAGAAATCAATAGTATTGGACTTCAAGTGTCGGATATTATACACTTTGAACTTGCATACGAAAACCTCATCAAGATTGAAATGAAAGGCAAACAGGGACAAATGCAGACTCCGGGATTCAAGAAAAGAATCGCATACGGTCTAAAAACATCGAAACAGACAAAGATAATCGGTTGTACCAATCTAAAAACGCTTATTGAAAGCGATAAGTTGATTATCAATGATGCTGAAACCATAACAGAATTAACTACATTTTCCGCTGATAAACAGTCGTTTAAAGCGGAAGAAGGCAATAACGACGATCTTGCAATGACACTGGTTCATTTTGGATGGTTGACGGCCCAAAGATACTTCAAAGAAAACATAAACAATGATATAAGAGTTACGCTCCAACAAGAACAATTGAATATTATGGACACTGATTTGACGCCATTGCCTATCATAGATAATGGGGTTGATAACCCAGATTATGAGGTGGATGAGTTTGGAAACGTGTGGTTTGATGACAGATCCAAGAGATATCCTTGGGATGACTTTAATTGGAAAAGAAAGCTGTAAAATCTTCATTTTTCTAAATAATAACAACAAGAATAATCCACTTCACAAAGGAGAGATACTATGGCATTTCAACTGTCACCAGGTGTAAATGTATCTGAATATGACCTTACTACCATTGTTCCATCAGTTGGAACAACAGAAGGTGCTATTGCAGGACAATTTAATTGGGGCCCAGCTAATTCTATTATAACAATTTCAAACGAAGTTGAGTTGGCCGATCGTTTTGGTAAACCAGACTCTAATAACTTCGCAACATGGTTTACAGCAGCAAACTTCTTGTCCTATGCAAGAAATCTTAAAGTAGTTCGCGCAGCCGACTCATCTGCTGACAAAAACGCTACTGACGGCGAAGGACTCTATATTCCAAATGAAGAATTGTATAACTATGAGTATGTTGATTTGAGTGCTCCTTCTTCTAAAGGAACATTTGCTGCGAGATATTTTGGCGATAAAGGAAATGGATTAAGAGTTTCTGTATTCTCTAACGGTTCTAATCCTACTGCTTGGGCAGCATGGACAAGTTCTTCAGTTAACTTTAAAGCGGAATTTGATGGAATTCCTGGCACATCAAACTTTGTTGGTCGTCGCGGCGGTTCAAACGATGAAATGCACATCATTGTTATTGATGAAAAAGGCAATTTTACAGGAACACCTAATACAATTCTTGAAAAGTTTGCTTTTGTATCTAAAGCGTCCGATGCTAAAAATGATGACGGTTCATCAAATTATTATGTGAACGTAATTAATGATCGTTCCAAGTTCATTTATGTCATTAACAAACCAACAGGAACTTCTTCTAATGTTGCTAGTATTAATCTTGTAAGCTCATCTGGATTTGCAAATAATGAAACTGGTTATATTACTTTTAGCGGTGGTAGTGGTACTGGCGCAAATGCTTCATTTAGAGCAAATTCTGTAGCAAATGCAGCATGGACACATAGTGGTCAAATTGAATCTATTACAATTAATGCTAATGGTTCAGGTTATCTTTTTGATGATATTGTGACAGCTACAATAACTGGTAAAACTGCAACATTTAATGTAGCACTACAATTAACAGCAAATGGGGCAAATGCAAACTGGGCTATTGCTAGTTCAAATACAGAGTTTAATTCAGGACCAAGAAATTCGTACTCATTACTTCTTTCTAATGGCAGTTCATCAACTATTACAGATGCACAACTTATTGGATCATATAATAAGTTTAAGAATGCTGAAGAAGTAGACATTTCTCTCATCATGACGGGTGCTGCATCACAAACTGTATCCGAATACATTGTTGATAATATCGTAGAAAGTCGCAAAGATTGTGTGGCTTTCATATCACCTGAAATGTCAGATGTTGTTAATCAATCCGGTAGCGAAGTAACTAACATTACATCTTACAGAGATATGTTTAACTCATCTTCATATGCTGTAATGGACTCAAACTGGAAGTATCAGTTCGATAAGTTTAATAACGTTTACCGTTGGGTACCAATGAACGGTGATATTGCCGGTCTATGTGTAAGAACAGACTTTGAACGTGATCCATGGTACTCACCAGCTGGATTCAATCGCGGTCAAATCAAGAACGTAACAAAACTTGCTTGGAATCCAAGTAAGACAGACCGTGATGAACTATACAAGAAGGGCGTTAATCCAATTGTATCTTTCCCAGGCGAAGGAACAGTTCTATATGGCGATAAGACACTTCTTGCTCGTCCATCAGCCTTTGATCGTATCAACGTTCGTAGA